TGCTGGCACTGTAATTACTAAGCCCGAAGTCACGAGTGTGACTGTGAGCAATGCCGAGTCGCCTGTGCCACTGATTGCTGTGCATGTGCCGAGCACAGTGACCTGATCGCCTTTTGCTCCAAATTGCTTACCACCATTGAATGATAACGCCGGGTGATTTGCATCTGCAAACTGCTCCACTGCATTCATGTCATTCGCCTGTGCGACGAACGTAGTCGGTAACCAAGCAGTCTCCACGGTAACCATGGCAAGCGAACTGGGCACAGTCGCACCAAAGGGTGCTGTAGAGACGACTAGTGCCGTAATGCTTACTTGGTCTCCTACAAAGACCTGTTTTCCATCTTGAGAAATTGACGCCATGGTGTCTCCTTTAGACTAGGTCGGGCATCTCAAAGCCATCTTCCTCGCTCGATGCCCCAGCTTGCGCCTTGCCCTGGTGATACGGGCTATCATGTTCTAGTGCTTGTCCATCCGCAGGCACGCCTGCCAGTTTACGCCCTTCCATGTGCGCATCCTCTGGTTTCTCGTGCTCACTCATGTTGGTGTGGCCGTCCGGGTGGTGCGACATCACATGGCTCTTTCCGCCCTCGTGGTGCTTGATGTGTACGGTGTGCGCCTTGCCATGCTCTGCCACAACGGGATGCACTGTGTCTTCATTTTCCTCTTTTGGTTCCTCGCCCTGCTTCTGTTCTTCCTGTTCTACTTCAGGGGATTCGTTGGCCTCTTCGGATGCTTCACCCATTTTGTGCATGCCATCGGGGCTGTGTTTTTCGTCGTAGTTCTTACCAGCAAAGGACGATCCGAACTTCTTACCATCTTTGGCTTGAAACATTGTTACTCCTCTTCGGCTTTGCCGATTTTATAGAACTTTCTTCAGCCGTTCAATGACAGCGGCCTTAGTCTTCTCAACGTAAGTCTTGCATTCCCCCGGCATCGGCGGAACCCATCCAGCGCGGCTACTTAGTGATTGCTCCGCTTCGTAGTGGCAACTAATCTTGTAGCCATTTTCAACGCAACAAATTTCCACATGGCAAATCTCGCCAAGTTTTTCTTCATCTTTCTCTGCCACGTTACACTCCTTTTGCAGCCTTTGCTTTCGCTGCGTCTTCCTCTTCTCGTTCCTTAGCCATTCTCGCGTCGTGTGCATCGCTTTCCATTTGCCAGCGCGTTTTTGGCGGCGGGGAACTGAAATCTGCGAAGTGAGGAAGTTCCAGCCTTTTACTTGCTGGGCTTATGCCTACTCTTAGATTTATGTTCGACTCGTAAAGCATGCACTTGGCGGATAGCTGGGCTTTCTCTGCTCTTAATTCGGCAATCGTTGCGTCTTTGTCTAGTTTCATTTGCTGAATATCAGACCGCGCCATAAGCAAATCAGTTTCCAAACGCTCCACCAATGCAGGGTAGAACAAATCATCCCAATACATTCTGAGTTTTTCTGTGAATCTCATTTAGATTTTCCTACCCAAACGGGTTGATCCTTCTGAACAAAGCACACAGTCCTTGCTTTGGCGTCTTCAGTAAGCTTTAGATTGTAGAAGTGAGCTGCTAGAGGGTCTGTCTTGACCAGCTCCTTCAAACGATCTCGTTGCACATCTGCCATAGGCTTTTTACGTGCTGCGAGGTGGCCGTACAGCCCATAACGGAAGCCGTCATAAACGTCGTCGCCTTTTGCGTCAACCTTTAGAACGTCATCCAGCTCATCAGGATTTCTCATCAGCGACGGTATGGCTAAGATAATTTCTTTGCACGTGTCAAGTATAACTAGGTCTCCACTCTTAAACATGTTGTACATAAGAGAGGCTGAACCTATGCGGTCTCTCGTAGCAGGTGTTACGGGAGGCATACCCATTTCCTTGAGCGCACGAGAATACTCATCTGCTGGAGAACGTGCCTCCATCTGTCTCGCAAACTTTTCATGTGAGAAATAAATGTTTTTTGGTTTGAAAGGTGTGCCATTTGGCAACTTGCATTTGCTAGAAAGTATGGAAACCAACTGTTGCATGGTTTTTCCACCCGTTACCACAGCCTCTGCAAAGCAAACCGTCTTGAGTTTGTAATCGTCTCCGATTGATGTTTTACACAATGCCTTTGTGAAAAAGAACGCCGCATTGGCGTGGACCATGCCCCAGTCTTGCCCTATCCATACAGGTTGGTATTCCTGCCAAATTATCGCGTCGGGGTCTTCTCTAAGGTTTATTACATGGTAATACTCGTCAAACACGTCAAAATACTGGCCTTCTACTGTGCCGTCTAGTCCAAGCAGCATCTTGTCCCGCTTGGCTTTGGGCAGGCTCATCAAACGCGCAATAATACCGGGGTCGCGCTTAAGGAGTTCTTGATTATCCAATACTGTTGAACGTTGACAGGCATAAGATCGTGGGTCATAAATGCAACGCCACTCTCCGCCCTCACTCACCCACCACGTACCGTTGGTCTCATCCTTGCGAGCGTCCTCGGGTTTATTCCATGGTTCTTTTTCTACGAATAGCTGTCTATAGTACTCGTAGTGTGGGCCAAGTGGGTTCGAGCAACCAATGATGACTGGCACAGGAAGGTTTCCTGCTTCGTCACGCTGGCAACCAGGGTTCACAACGTTTCTGGAAAACAACATCATCCACGCGTCCGCTGAAAATTGACCACATTCATCAACAAGAATTGCTGGATATGCACTGCCCAAATATTGTTCGATGTCGCGCTCGCGCAAATTTTGGCAATGCCCAAAAATTACTTTGGAACCATTCTTGAAAGTGGCTACGTGTTTCGTTTGGTCGTAATCATACAACTCTTTTGGGACGAAGGTTTTCAAGTCTGAAATTGCGCCACTCTCCAGCTCCTTAAATGTGCGTCTGAGTACCAAAACATTGCACCCACTAAAAGCCAAGGCGTAGTGCATAACCAAATAAAGTAACCAACCGCACGTTTTACCAGAGCGAATACCGCCTACGCTCAAGCACTGCTGGGCCGCAGGTTGTACATACGTCTTTCCTCCCCTTACAACGTTACGGAGGAGTTCTGTTTGTTTCGGCTGAAATTTAAAGATAGCCTCGAAATTAAGGGTGCCGTCAGCATTAAGGTAGTTTGGCAGCTCTACTGCGTCCGTGATTTTCTTGCGGGGCATCTGAGTACTTTCTGAGGTAAGTTACTGTTCTTAAACCTTGGGATTTGTGTGTATACTTGTTACTTCTGCAAAGCTAGGTTTCAATACTTCCTGCTTTTTTTCTTGCTGTACTTCTGGGTGCATCAATTCAGGGGAATTTATGATCACCACTTTAACTGGCTGAGTCGTGAGCTTATCCATTTCCACTTCGGACGGTGCTGGCTTACCCAGCGCACTGAGTCTTAATTCTTTGAATGCCTGTACTGCTGCCATGCGCAACTTGGATTCGTCTTCCCCACCATCGCCTTCGTACTGAGCAATGCGAAGGAGGTTCATGAATGCCTTCATGTACTCAGTCATGCCATCAGCACGTACTTTGCTTAGGGCCTTGCGTTCTTGCCGTGTAAACTCCACAGTTGGGATTAAGGGCTTAACTTTCTTTAGCCACTTGCCCTTGGCGTCCTTCTGCTGTATGTGTGTTCCACCACCGAGTCTGTTTTTTATAACTAGTGTGGTGACTGCCAAAGGATTTTCAGTGCCCTTTGGCAGTTCATTTGAGTCTGCCATGCGTTTACCTACAGTTTCTTTGTGACGAGTTGGAACTCTTTCTTAACGCCGTCGAATACGTAGGAAATTTTATCGAGACCGTACTTGACTAGAAATCCCTCAACCGCCGCAGTGTATTCCTTAGCCTTCGCTTCGGTAGTCTTTGTGAGTTGCTGGATTTGTGCAGAAGCCTTAAGATACTCAATTTCTGCCTCGGCAAGCACGAGCTTCTCCTCTGCCGTAATCTTCACGACCGCAGCCTTTTCAACTTTCTCTACCTCGGCTACAACCTTCTTGACTTCTGCTACTACTTCACCTTCAATTGTCTTCACTTCGCTCTCGATGCTCATTCTGAGTCTCCTCGTGTGTTTTATTTTTACAACTAGAAAATCGTTACGCCTCTCAACAAAGCGCCTTTCTTAAAAATGCCTCTGTCCGCTATTAGTTGTCTCTGCGCTTCAAAGGCGGGTCCGTGCGCATCTTTCATTCCGGTTGCGATGTGGCAACACTCATGTGCCAAAGTTGCCAACACAGCGGTCCAACCAGGATTTTTATCTTTGCTTACAACGATGACGTACTTGTGTCGTCCATCATCAACTTTGCTCGTCCAGGCAAAGTACGTGTCTTCAAATTCTTCCTTCTCAAGTGCGCTGAGATACCTCACACATACATTGTCTGGTAGTTCGTTGTTAAAGAATTTTTTGTTAATGAGTCGATAGTACTTTCGAAGCGTCTTGTCGGATCGCACCGCAATTCTCCAAGGCTCACCATACCTCAGTACTTTTGAGCAAACAAACAAAAAGCCCTACCAGTTATGGCAGGGCTCTCTTAATACTTCCAGTTTCTGAAATATTTCCGTTTACCAGCGTCTCCTACGCGAAGGAGTCGGCTAACAAGTTTAGGGGGGAACGGGGCTCCCTGAAGCGACAGTCCCGAACTCGTACCCTGTACGGGGGTGAGGAGCGAGTGTCGCGGGTGCGTTGAGTTTGGCCATAGTGCAACGCTACACCAATGCGGTTTACTTTGTCCCGCGCCGTAAAGCCGTGAGCCACCCACGGACGGACTATGCACACATTCCCGCTCCTGTACCGGAGACGGTGTGCGACTATCGGCAATCCTGTGGAGCCCACTCAGGGACATCAGTATTATTGCCGAATCTTTTCAAACTTAGATATTAGCACCGTACTCTGTGAACTCCTCATACGGGATGCCGCCGTCTTGGGCTAGTGCCCCCAGCATTTCAAAGCCGGGAGTGGTGAACATCATGCCGCGCCGTTCGCTGCGGTACAGTGTGTCGAGTTTTCTGTGTTCGTACTGAGTCTTCACGTAATCAATCGTGAGGAACGTTGCGAGGAATAGCAACACTAAAATAACCGTCATCTGTATTTCCACCCTCTCTTTTTAGCGGCTTCCATCTCCGCTTCGCATTCTCTGCGCACCGCGTCTGAGACGTATGTGGTGGTAAGCAGCCGCAATTCATTGTATGCCACTTGCTCTTCTTCAGTCAACTTTGAGAAGAGTGGTTCCTCTTCAGGTATGTCTGCCATAAAATTCTTTGTCGTCGGGAGCCCCGCTATGGAGACCCCCGGCTCGTGTTGCAATCTCAAACTCGGACTTGCGCTCTAAGGCTGCCGAATGTTCTATCGACTACAATCTTTCATTGCCCCAGTGATGTGCTGGGTAGTCCTCCCGCAAGGGAGGGATGTGTGCTGGTGATACCGACGAGCGAAGTCACTGGACGAAGCGCCAGCATTCAGTCCTGCGTAATCCTTCTCGTCATCGCAGTTAAAGTCGAGGCCGGGGCTCACAACTCTGCTAAAAGGAGAGAAAAGCAAAGGAGCCCCGGCATTGGTTGCGGGATTGCCCCGCTGTTGAGGATGTCTAGCCAAGACATACTTTGCCTTGACTAGATATAGTGTATCATGGGGGGTCAAACGAAACGCGCACGCTCCTCCTGCTTCTTACGCTCCTCCTCTCCCTCAGCCACTAAGACCCCTTTATGTGCTTTTTCCCACCTCTCCCTCCATTCAAAGTCTTCTGCAGATAAACCCCGTGTTATCAACGCTTTTCTCTGGCTATCTAGCCTAGCGTCTCGTCTCAACCGTTCTTCAAGCGGCAATGCTGCGATTTTGGCATCGATTTCCTTCATCCTTTCGGTCGCCTTCTGTACCTCCATCACTTCCCACAAGTACTGCTTCATGCTTTCTACCGACCCTGCCATGCCTCTTCTTTGGCAGTCTTCTAGTTGTGCTCCAGTTAGTATTTCTAATGCTCTGTTGTACTTACGGGCTTTTCGCTCCGCATACTTTTCGGCGTTTGTTTTTCTCATACTTATGATTATAAGGTCCGACACCGCAAAAGTCAAGGTTTTTCTTGGGGGCGCGGATGCTACGGTGTGCGTTTCGTTTGACCCCCCATGTTATTCTAGAAACATAATCCATGGGCAGGCCATATACTATACATAGGTAGTAAGCACAGTTACTGTAAACAAAGGACTTATATGGTCCCTTAGTAACTAAACCCTTTATTATCAATAGGGCTAATCCTCTGTGTAATCTTTTCAACAACTTACAGAGTACCCTTAAGAATGAACAACTTATGAAAACAAAAGATTCTATCTCTAAGAAACGCCAAGAGTTATATAAGCAATTGGCGATTTGGAAAGAAAAAACTCCCAGAACCCCGAAGCAAGATGCGTTTGTGAAGACAGAAATAGCGAAGCTAAACAAATGTTTGCGCGAAATAGATGCGGGACGGTCTAAGCAAATCGCCTGGGCTCGCGGAGACTTTGCCAAGTAAATAGACACGGAGTCGCCAAGCAAAGGGCTTGGGTACGAGGACGGGAATTCTAAAAAGTGACCTTCGCCCACGGTGGGCGAACGTGGCAAATGCAGAGGTGATACAATAAGACATGCCAGACTCGTGCAACAATTGCGTCCCTGCCTCCTGCGGCGGTTCTGGGCGTACAAGGAGTTAGCAATGAGATTAAGAAATGAAGTCGTCAACGGAGTGTACACTTGTCCGAAGTGTGGCAGCACAACCAATGGATTTTACAAAGCCAATTCGCGTGTATCAGGATTAGATGGAATTTGTAAGTTGTGTAGGAATGCTCTCAATAAAAAGTGGCGTGCAGACACTAAAGAGGCTCGCGCGACTTATGCAAAAGAATATCATAGAAACCACAGAGAACAGGACAACACTAAAACAAGACAATGGAAAGCAGAAAACCCAGAAAAGGAAAAGCAGTACAGGCACAAACGCCGCGCCAAGAAAGAGGGTGCTGGTGGGTTCTTCACAGCAGAAGAATGGTTTACCTTGTGTTTTGCCGTTAGCTTTAGATGCTTGTGTTGCAATGAAATTAAACCTTTGACGCCCGACCATGTAATTCCAATTTCAAAAGGAGGAACCAGTTGGCTGTGGAATATTCAACCCCTGTGCATAACCTGTAATAAAAATAAGGGGCAGAAAACCACGGACTATCGGTACCCAAATGCCCGAGATTATACAGCAACTGAAGCCGTTGGTACTGTCGGAATTGAATCCTCCTCTGCGGATCACGCTAATTGAGGACGCCGCAGGCTTGTCGGCTTTGCGAAATTTTCTAACTGCTCAGGAAGACAAAGTAATCGGGCTTGACGTTGAAACCCAGGTGACTCAGGATTTCTGG